AGTCAAATCACCCAAAATGCGCCGTGATTAAAAAGATTCCTTAACCGGGGCATCATTTTTGCATTTGGTTAAACAGTTCCAGTCCTTCGCGCAGGATCTTGGATTTGCTCTTCCCGGTCTGGCAGGCTAGTTGTTGGAGCAGCCTAATGTAACCAATCGGCAATCTAAATGAAATCATCTTGCTGTTTGGCTCTTTCCTCAATTCTGGATCATTGTTTGGATCTTGTTTCATTGGTTCAAATGTTGGTTGTGATTGTTGCTATGTCAATACGCTGTAAACGCATTTAGCTTGTATTGACTTTGCTGCATACTCCCCTTAAGGGAATTAATTATTAGTAGCAAGCAAGCTTTATGTGGGGCAAAAATGCCCCCCACATGCTTTTGAAGTGCTGTTTTGATGTGTTGTATCAATGTAATACGATACATGTAAGACCGCTTGTTTACTGGCATTGTGGCTTGGTGTATCATATTGTTCCTTGGTGTATCGTAATTAATACGATATAGCAGGATTTTATTGGTAATAGGCATTTTCTATTCTTCCGGCTGCATTGACTGATTTTACCACCTTTATGGCATCAATTTCAGCCCTTCTTTTGTTAAAATTAGCCTTGGTCATGCCCAAATCCAGTTGGTTGATGAACAATGCATTGTCCTGCCCATGTGGAATATTGGCCAACAATTTGTCATCGCCTTGCTTCTTTTTTGCGCCCGGCTTGGCTGCCCTGGATGCGTCAAGATCTTCTGATAAGACCCAATGTGGATAATCCCAACGCGCAACAAAAGAAGGCGTTGGCTTAAATGATCTAACCACGCTATCCACAATATAACAGCCTTCATTCTCATGGCTTATGATTGAAATTAAGCCATCCATTTCACCAACAACAGATGAAGCGCCCCGGAAACGATCAATGACATCTTTGCCGGATTGCGATCCTTTGCCAAAGTGGTGAATCAATATTGGTGTCACGCCATATTTGGTAATAACTTCATCCATCCAGGATCCAATTGCCTTCATGGCGGCATTGTCGTTTTCATCTTCTGCGCTGTTAAACTTGTAAAGACAGTCCAAAATAATGACATCAAATTGCTCTGCATCTATGGCTTTCAGCACCTTGCTGATGGATTTGGTGCATCGCACGTCATAATGCTGCCGCAAACTAAGTGTTGCCAGGTTGCCCGGAACATCCCAATTGCAGGCAGATGCGCAACGCTCATTCAATTCCCATTCATGCAACTCAAAATCGACATAAAGCACCTTTTGCGGATCTGGCGCAGCCCATTGCAGGAATGGCTTCCCGGATGCCATGCATGAAGCCAATGACATTGCAAAGTGCGATTTGCCTGCCTTGGCAACGCCACCAATCAGCAGCTTAGATTTTTCATACAACAGGCCGTCAATAATTACATTTGGTCTGATTGCTTCCGCTGCCTGCAATGACCGCGGCCGCCCTTCATTGCCAAACTGCACATTGAAGATTTGCTTTGTCTGGCTCTGCTTAATCAGTTCAACCAATGCCGCTTCCGTCCAATTCTCTGCAATAGCATCTGCCGCGTCCCAACCTTCTGGCTTATCGCTTGGCGGATCTATTATTTTGCCTTCTGTGGCTTCTTTTATGGCTTCGGCGGCAGATTGCCCGGCATTGTCATTGTCCGGCCATATAACCACGTTTCTGCCCTCTAAAACGCCCCAATCAGATTGATTGATTGCCTTTGATCCACCTGCCCATGACAAAACAACATAATCTGGCAGTTTTTTGGCTAATGCGTCTGCCGCCTTTTCGCCTTCAACAATAATAACATCAGCATTGGGCATTTTGGCTAGGTTTTCGCCCCGGTAAAGCGGCCTTGGCGCGTTAAATGCCTGCCACTTCCATGTGCATCTGTCTGTCTTTTTATGGCGCATCCAACTGCATTGACTGATTGTCTTGCTTCCATCTGGCATATCCCAACGCATAATAACGCCTACTGGTCTGCCGCCTGCATCGGAATATTTATAAACCCTGGTTGGCTCTCCATTTTCCCAATGTGTCGGCGCAGGTGTTGTTGGCTTGGTCAATGCATGCTCCCAATCGGATTCTGATTTCAATGGCTTTTTGGGCTTAAGCTTTGGATGCAATCTAACAATGTTGGCTTCATGCTCCAATTCCTTTGCGGCTTCTCCCTGCGTTAAATTATGCACGGCCGCAAACAATGAAATCAGATCACCGCCCTTATCTTCTGTTGCATGGTCAAACCATTGCCCGGTTCGGATGTTAATTGACATGGATGAACCCAATGATCCATCTATGCCGCCAATTCTGTAATTGCCGCCCTTAACCTTTCCGCCGGGCAGCCATTTATGGCAATAAGCTTCTGCGTTTTGTATCAGCTTGGCATTAATTTCGTCAAAATCAATTTGATTGGATTGGATCTGGTTGGTGCTTTGTTCATCTTCTTCTGTTGCTATGTATCGTGCCATTTATTCCTCTTCTGTTGGTTTTTGTATTAAGCCCAACCTTTCAAGATTGGGAAATTTTTTATTCCTGCATTCATCGAGCAGCCGGGCATTCCTTCTGAATTGCTCAAAATCCTTGCCCATTGTCTTTTCTTCAAGACTCCGGGCATATTTCATTAGACTTTGTATCTGCTCAAATTCGCTGCCCATTAAATGCCCTTTCTTCTTCCATATTCTGCCAATAAAGCGGCATCAATCATGCCGTCATGTGGCTTAATGCATCGCTCTGATTTTAGCCATTCTTCTTCTGGCCACATTTGTTGCGCCGCAATTAGTGCAGCCGCCTTAGTGTTAAACTTTTTGCCCTTGGGCATCTTGGGTTTGCTCCAAAACTCCTTCTGCCACTTCTGGCTTGGTGTTGTTATGTATCGCAACTTATGGGCAACCAGGAGCGCTTCAATGACGGCAAATGAATAAGTCATTGATCTAAGCCCGGCCGCGCTTGGCGCATGTGCGCCCGGATCTTCAACAATGAAAGTTTCAATTGAATAAGTTGAAGCGCTTTCAAAATATTCATTCAATGCCTTAAGATCAATCCGGCGGCCTTTGCCATTGCTAATGGTTGGCATGACCATGCATTGAAGCAATTTGCCTTCTGTATCAATTAACGAAATGCCGCCGTCCAAGCCGCAATCAATTCCTGTATAAATAGCCATAATCAATTTGCTCCTGTTTCATAAGCAGCCAAACGCTTTTGCAGATCCACTATTTCAAGCAATAGTTCATCCACCAAATTGCGCAGTTCCCGGCTGTTCATTTCTTCAATATATTCATTCTGGGCATCGCAAATGCAGACGCTCCAACCGCAATCTGGGCAACCGCTCATTATACCTTTGTTTGTTTGTTTAATTGGTTTGCCGCCTCAATGCGAGCCGTAGCAATCTTGTAATAATCTTCATCTATTTCACATCCGACAAAGTCAAAGCCCTCAAGTATCGCCGCCTTGCCCGTGCTTCCGCTCCCCATAAATGGATCAAGCACCACGCCGTTCGGCGGCGTAATCAGTCGGCAGAGATAGCGCATCAGATCGGTTGGTTTAACTGTGGGATGGTTGTTTCCCTCCTCCCTGTCCCTTTTGCTCGCCTTCGCGCAGTAAAAGAAGCGGCTTGGTGATTTGTCTCCAGAGTCTGGAAACAACTCAAGAACCTGCTGGCTCCCGTCGTGTATTAGGTTGGCAGGGAAACGCCCTTGGACTTTTGAATAGTGAGAGTGCTCGGCTTTTTTGCCTTCGGCTTTGTATGACTGTGAAAAACTATTTCCCTTGTTGTGTGAAATTGTTATTTCCTCTGTCCCCACCCGACACCCATCAACATTGATCGCGCCCGTGCCATGCTTTAGGACATTTGCCGCAACTGTCGGCTCGCCGAGCGGCTTCCGCGCCAAAGTAAAAAACTCACAGGCTGGCTTGAGTGCCGTTCCCCATCCGTCCCATTGCTTCGCGGCTTCGGTTGCTGGGGTTGTGATGTTGTTGGTTTTAGCATCCCCATAAAATCCGCCATCGGAATCATTCCTTTGTTCAGCAAAACTGCTTTTCCTTGCACCCGTTACACTGGATACTCCAACCACCTCACGCTCTGCCCCTGCCGCCTTGTCAATCGCCTTGCTCACATTCAGCGACTTTGGGAAGCCGCTTCCGTAGATCCAGCTTACCACGTCGCGGATCTCGAAGCCAGCGTCCTCTATGTTGACTACCATTCGGTGTTGCGTTCGAGTGCCGCAGGCAATCAACGCATGACCTCCAGGCTTTAAAACTCGCATAACTTCCTCCCAAACCTCTACGCTTGGAACGTCATAATCCCATTTTTTAGCCATAAAACTTATACCGTATGGCGGATCGGTAACGATGCTGTCAACGCTGTTGTCTGGTAGTTGCTTTATCTGCTCCAAGCAGTCGCCTTTTATTAATTTTGTATCCATATTTATTATTCCTTTTCCTCCTGGTTATCCAATGCCTTTTCTTTTATCCGGGCATTTTCAAATCTAACGGATTTAATTTCCTGCATTAAATCGGTGTTTTCCTTAATCAAAACTTCATTGGCAATTGTCATTGCCCTTAATCCATTTTGCAAAATGTTCACTTCTGTTTGGTTATACAATGCTGCCATGTTATTAAATAAGTTTTATGCCTTTAGGTGAACAACCTTTATAGAGAATAAGTTTTTTATTGTGCCTCCTCCATTGCTTGATCTATGTCCTCACGAGCTTCGCTGTAGCTCAACTCCACCCACCAGTCTTCTCCATCCTCATCCTTGCGAAGAATAGAGATTGATGAGTTACCAATCAGCCAGTCCAGCCGCTCCTTGTCCTTGCGGAGTTCAGCGTTCTCTCGCTCAAGTTTACGAGCAAATGTCGCGTGGACATAAGTAGAGCCATCTTCAGCCTCGTATGCCAGTTCTTGCTCATCTGTTCTTGGTGTATCGCTCATTGTGCATCCTCCATTTCCTTGTCGATGTGGTTGCGTGCATCGGATGCGTCCAGTTCCATCTCCCATTCACCGCCATCATCCACTTTATAAAACTGGATATAGGCGTTGTTAATCAGCCAGTCCAGACGTTCCTTGTCCTTGCGGAGTTCATTGTTCTCCTCGTGATAAGAATCCCTGTCCTCAATAAGAAGATCAATGGCTTCTTTTAGCTCATCAATTAAAATGTTTTTCTGGTTTAATTTGATTTCAAGTTGCCGGGCAAATTTGGCTTCAACCAACAATCCGTACGGCGTTGTTCTGAATGAAGATCCGCCAAATTGGTTTGGTCTGTAATCAAATGCTTCTGCATCTGTCAAAGGTGTATGGTTAACGTCTGCTTGTTTCATAATTATTTTAAGTTCCGGTTAACAATTTGAATGGCTGTTTCAAGATCATCTTTGGCAAACCTTTGCTTCATCCATAGATCTGCTTCTGTGCTGCAAATGTGGCCGCCATTGTGCGACATTTCATCTGCAATAATCATAAACAGCATTCTTCTGTCCTCTTTTAGCTTACGGATCTCAGCCCGGATGCCATCAATCGCGTTTTGCAGGTCTTGGGATGCTTGGTAAGGTTGCAACGGCAACATGTTATTGGTTTCTTTTTTCATTGTTATTTGATTTGTTTTTTGAATTTGCCCATTCCGAATTTCTTCCGCCATTGGCTATAAGTAGATTGATGGATGCCAATTCTGGCGCAGGCTTGTTTGCTTAGCATGCCTTTTTCATTCCTTAACCGATCTACCAACAACACATATTCCAACTTTTCGTCATTGGTCAAATTGTGCGGCAGATGGCTATGCCTAACAAAGCAATCTGATGAGCCTGCTTCTTCTTCCAATTTTTCATTGGCGGCAACTTCTTCTGCAATGCGCCGGGAAGCCCAACGCATGAAATTTGAAATGTTTTCTGAATAACTATTGTACATAATTTATATTAGTCTGTTTA